ATGACCCGCATCCCCGAGCACATCATCGACCAGGTGCGCCAGGCCGCCGACCTGGTGGAGGTGGTGGGGCGCACGGTGCGGCTGGAAAAGCGCGGCCGGCGGTTCTGGGGCAAGTGCCCCTTTCACGGCGACAGCGACCCCAGCCTGAGCGTGGATCCGGCCGCCCAACGCTGGCACTGCTTTGGCTGCGGGGCCAGCGGCGATGTTTTTGGCTGGGTTTGCCGCGAGACCGGGGCCGACTTCCCCACGGCCGTGCGCCAGTTGGCCGCCGGCCTGGGCATGGGCATCCCCGAGGCCCGGCGCTCGGCCGATGAGCAAAAGGCCGATGACCACGCCGAGCGCCTGCGGGCCGTGTGCGCGCACGCCGCCGAGTTTTACGCCGGCCAACTGGCCGCGCCCCAGGGCGAGCCGGGCCTGGCCTACCTGCAGGGCCGGGGCTTCAGCGCCGAGGACGCGGCCCTCTGGGGCCTGGGCTGGGCCCCGGACGACTGGAGCGCCCTGCGCGGCCACCTGGCCCAGCGCGGCGTTGCCGAGGCCGACGGCCTGGCCGCCGGCCTGCTGGCCAAGAGCAAGGGCCGCGTCTACGATCGCTTTCGCGGCCGGGTGATCATACCCATCCGCGACCGGGCCGGCCGGGTGGTCAGCCTGGCCGGGCGCATCGTCGGCGAGGGCGAACCAAAGTACCTCAACGGCCCCGAGACGCCGATCTTCGCCAAAAGCCGCCTGCTGTTCAACTGGCCCAGCGCCCGGCGGGCCATCGCCCAGCGGGAGCGCGCGGTGGTGGTGGAGGGCCAGTTCGACGCCCTGAGCCTGGCCGCCGCCGGCATCGCCGAGACCGTGGCCCCCATGGGCACGGCCATCAGCGAGCATCACGCCAAGGATCTGGCCAAACTGACGCGAAACGTCATCTTGGCCCTGGACGGCGACGAGGCCGGCTGGAAGGCCGCCCGCCGCTCGCTGGGGCCCATGCTGGCCGCCGGGCTGTTCCCCAGGGTGGCGGCCATGCCCGGTGGCCGCGACCCCGACGAGACGGTGCGCCAGTTGGGCCCAACGGCCTTTGGCGAACTGCTGGCCCAGGCCAAGCCGCTGCTGCAGGCCGTGCTGGATGATCTGCGCGGCGGCTTCGACATGGCCAGCGTGGAGGGCCAGGCCCATTATCTGGACGAGGTCAAGCCCATCCTGGACCAGGAGCCCGACCGGATCATCGCCACCGGCTACATCAAGGCCCTGGCCAAGGAGCTTGATCTGCCCAAAAGCGAGGTGGCCAAGCGCCTGAGCTGGCAAAAAAAACCGGCCGCCACCCGCCGCCCGGCCCCGAGCCAGGCCGTGGACGAGGCCGAGACCGGCCGCCAAGAGATGCTAGAGGCCGCCAACGCCCTGGCGCAATACCGCGAATACTCCGAGTTTGACAAGACGGTGGCCTATCGCCCCCTGCTGCTGGTCAAGGACATCCTGCGCGAGCACAAGATCCTGCACCACAAAAAGACGGGCCTGGTCTACGCCTGGAACGGCCAGTTTTGGGCCCCGGCCCACCACGAGGCCATCAAGCAGCTGGTGATCGGCAAAATGGGCCTGGCCGCCAGCCGCAACCGGGTGGGCGAGGCCGTGGAACTGATCCTGGCCCTGACGGCCCTGCCCGGCGGCGAGGAGATGGACCAGGCCCCGGAGCTGATCTGCTGCCAAAACGGCATGCTCGACCTGGACAGCGGCGATTTGCGCCCCCACGACCCGGCCCTGCGCTGCACGATCCACTTCCCCTACGACTGGCGGCCCGACGACCCGCCGCGCTGCCCCTGGTTCAAGCGGACGCTACGCGAATGCCTGGACGACCCCGAGGTCATCGACGAGGTGCTGGAGTTTCTGGGCTATCTGCTGTGGTGCCGCCAGAGCTTCAAAAAGGCCCTGCTGCTGGTGGGGCCCAAGGACTGCGGCAAATCGATGATCCAAGAGGTCATGCGCCAGATGCTGGGGCCCGACAACTGCAGCGCCGTGGACATGGCCGATTTGGAGGATCAGTTCCAGCGGGTGGCCTTGCACCGCAAGCTGGCCAACATCTGCGGCGAGGTCAGCGCTAATTTCTACTCCAGCAAGGCGTTCATGCGCCTGACCGGCGGCGATCCGCTGCAGGCGGCCTACAAGGGCGTGGACACCTTCACCTTCAACAGCGCGGCCAAGCTGATCTTCAGCAGCAACGAGTTTCCCCGCGTGCGCGAGACCAGCGACGCCTTTTACGAGCGCATGCTGGCGGTGCGCTTTCCGCGCCAGTTCAAGCTGGGCCAGCCCGGCACCGACACCCACCGCCTCGAGCAGATAGTGCCCGGCGAGTTGCCCGGCATCTTCCACCTGGCGGTGGCCAGGCTCTATTACCTGCGCAAACGCGGGGCGTTTGGCCAAAGCGCGGCGAGCCGGGCCTTCCTTAATCAATACCGCCTGGAAAACGACCACGTGGCGCAGTTTCTGGCCGAGTGCTGCGCCACCCGCCACGAGGACGGCACAACGCCCGAGGGCGCCAAGGCGGCCGTGTACAACGCCTACAAGAAGTGGTGCGAGGAAAACGGCATCGGCCGGCCCAAGGCCAGCAACAAGTTCTGGTCCGACGTGCGCCAGGCCCATCCCCAGGTCAAGCTGGCCGACCACGGCCCCAAGCGGCCCGACGGCAGCCGGCCGCCATATGTCTACGGCCTGCATCTGATCGAAACCATTAGCCCAAACATGTTCGCCGCTTAGGCAGGAGCAGACGCCATGAACGCAACACAAGCCCCCGCGCCTGGGCCCCGCGCCCCCCGCACCCCCTGTTTGGCGGTGGCGTTTCGCGCTAGCCCGACGTGTCGGGGTTGGCTGGGTTTGGCGGGCGGGCGGTTGGCTACCCCGACAGCAAAAAGCCAAACACGGCGCGGCGTTGGCCGGGCGTGTCGGGGTTGGCGGGGTTGCGCCAGCCCCCACGCGCACGCGCGCGTCTCGGCTTTTGTTTGTTCTGGTTATCTATTTTATGTTTGCGTACATGAAGTGAGGAAGAACCCCGCCAACCCCGACAGGGCTTGTGGTTGCGGGGGCTTGGGCTTGTTTTCTACCCCGACGCCAACCCCGACAACCCCGACACCTCGGCCGTGCGCCAGGCCATGAGCGGCATGGGCGCGTCAGGCCCGGCCGACTGGGAGGCCAAGTTCCCGCGGCTGTTCGCGGAGCACGGCGGCCGCGTGACCATGAGCGTGGCCGTCGCTGACGCGCCCGAGGCGGTGCGTCGGGTTGTGGCCTTGGTGGAGAGCCTGCCGCTGGCGTTCATCCGCGCCGGCGAGTTCGTGGCCCTGCGCGAGACCGACAAGGCCGCCGCCGCCGAGGCGCTGGAGGCGGTGGCCAGGGCCACGGCGCTGCTGGATGAGCATCACGACGAGGTCAAGGTGTGGATATGGCACATGATTTGGTGATGGGCCGCCGCCCGGCGGGTCCTCCTGGGCGTTTTGGCTTTTGCGAGGTCGGCGAGCCCCGGGGGCCGCGCAATTTCTGGGCGGAAAAGGGACTGAAAAAATGAACAATCACAGGCAGATCGGTGGAGGAAGCGCGGCGCGCGCCGTCTCGGCGTTCGTGCCGGGCCAGGCCCTGGAGGCGCTGGGCGCGGCCATCCTGGACCAAGACGCCGTGCGGCGCTGGATCATCGGGCGGCTGCACCCCCACGGCCCGCGCTGCCCCCACTGCCACGCCGCCGCGCCCGAGGCCCAGCACGCCGCATGGCTGGCCGGCGGCCGGCTGGAGTGCCCCGGCTGCGGCCGCTGGCACACCGCATTCAGCCGCACGATGCTGCACGGCTGCAAGCTGGAGCCGCGCCAGATATACCTGCTTGCGCTGGGCCTGGCCCTGGGGCTTGGCCCCAAGCAAACCGCGCGCGCCGCCGGGGTGAGCACCGAGACCGTGCGCGTCTGGGCTGGGCGCTTCGAGCAACTGGCCCGCCTGATGGAGCCCGGCCGATGAGCGACGAACACCGCCCGCTGGACCGCGCCGAAGAGGCCATGGCCGCCGCCCAAGCCGCCGTGGCCGAACACCCCACCTCGGCCAACCTGGACGCCCTGGCCGCGCCGCGCCGCGCCGCCGGGGTGAGCACCGAGACCGTGCGCGTCTGGGCTGGGCGCTTCGAGCAACTGGCCAGCCTGATGGAGCCCGGCCGATGAGCGACGAACGCCGCCCGTTGGACCGCGCCGAGGAGGCCATGGCCGCCGCCCAAGCCGCCGTGGCCGAACACCCCACCCCGGCCAATCTGGACGCCCTGGCCAAGGCCACCCGCGCCCTGGCCGAACTGCGCCGCGCGGCGGAACTGGACCAGGAGCGCACCTTCCGGCGCACGGCGCACGTCTATGAACACCTGAAGCAGGCCGGCTATGACCTGGCCCAGACCACCCTCTATGCCCACGTGAACGAAGGCCTGCTGAAAAAGCGCGGCGACGGCCTGTTTCACATGGCCGACGTCAAGCGCTACATCACCGACCGCGACATACCCCGCCTGGACGGCAGCCGGCCCAGCGACACATCGGAGGAGGCCTTTGCCCTGCAGGAGCGCCAGGCCGATCTGCGGGCCAAACAGGCCAAGGCCGAACGGGCCGAACTGGACCTGCAGGCCCGGCGCGGCGAACTTGTGCCCCGCGACCAACTGGTGCGCGAGTTGGTGGCCCGCGACCAGGTCTTTCGCAAGGACCTGAAGAACTACGCCCGCTCGGCCGCGCCCCGGCTCTGCGGCCTGGTGGCCGGCGACGCGACCAAAATCGCCCTGCTCATGGCCGCCCTGGAGGACGACTTCGACGGCATCTTGGCCCGCTACACCGCCAAGATCGACTACAAGGTGGAGCTGCCCACGACATGAGCGAGCTGTTCCATGAGCACACCTTTCGCTTTTTGCCCGAGGAGATCGCCGTTTTTCGGCCGCCGACCAAGCTGCCGCCCAGCCAGTGGGCCGCCCAGCACGTGGAGATCATCCGGGGATCGCACCAGGGCCCGTGGAGCCCGTTGATCACCCCGCACATGCCCCAGGTGCTGGACGCCTGGGCGCTGCCCCACGTGCGCGAGGTGGACTTTTGCGCCGCGCCCCAGGGCGGTGGCAAGTCCACGGCCCAGCACATCTTGATGCTTTACGCGGCCGACACCGACCCGGCCGACCCGATGATGCTGATTTTGCCCGAAAAGGAGATGGCCGAGGAGGTGGTGGTGGACGTGCTGGGGCCGATGATCGAAGGCTCGCCGCGGCTGGCCGCGCTGAAAAGCCAGCACAAATCGGACAACACCAAGCGCCGCCTGCGCCTGATCAACGGCGCGACCATCCACGCGGCCTGGGCCACCAGCGCCAGCCGCCTGGCCGCCCGCAGCGTGGCCAAGCTGTTTTACGACGAGGTGTGCAAGTTTCCCACCCGCACCGGCGGCGAGACCGACCCGCTGACCCTGGGTGACGTGCGCCGGCGCTGGTATCCGCACACGTACAAGATTTTTCGCAGCTCGTCGCCCACCGACCCACTGACGTATTGGCCCAAGGTGGTCGCGGCCCAGGCGGTCTATTGCTGGGAGGCGCGCTGCCCGTTCTGCGGCGAGCACCAGATCATGGAGTTCAAGCGCATCAAGTGGCCCAAGGAAGGGCCGCGCCGCATCTTCAAGGAGCGCCTGGCCCGCTACGAGTGCGCGGCCTGCGCCGCCCGCTGGACCGATCACGACCGCGACCGGGCCCTGGACGGCGGCCGCTGGGCCCCCCATCGTTGGGACGATGAGGCCTGGGACTGGGCGCCCATCCCCGAGCCGGCCGAGCCTTATCACGTGGCCTTTCACCTGCCGTCGTGGTGCTCCAAGCAGGTGAGCCTATCGGAGGTGGCCAAGGATTTTCTGCAGGCCCAGGGCGACCGGATCAGGATGGCCGGCTTTGTGAACAACCACGAGGCGCTGCCCTTCAAGGACTGGGCCAGCCAGCGCGAGGAGGAGCAGATCCTGGCCCTGCGCGGGCCGCTGCCCCGCTGGGCCGTGCCGGCCGAGGCGGCGGTGCTGACGGCCTATGCCGACGTGCAGCAGGCGCCGGCCGGGTTTTATGGCGCGGTGATGGCCTGGGGCTGGGGGCTGTCGCTGACGGGTTGGCTGGTCAACGAGTTTTTCGTGGAGACGTGGGAGGCGCTGGAGGCGATGCTCTTTGGCGAAGTGTATCGCGGACCGGACGGCGTGGCCCGGCCGATCAACTTCGGGCTGATCGACAGCGGCTGGAACGCCGAGCAGGTCTATGCCTGGTGCCGCGTGCATCAACCGTTTTATCCGGCCAAGGGCCGCCAGGCCATGGACAACTTCTGGGGCGTGACCAGGCTGGACAAGTTCCCCGACGGGAGGCGGATTCCCGGCGGGCTGAACCTCTACAACCTGCACACCACGGCCCTGAAGGACGCCCTGGCTAACAAGCTGCTGATCAACGCCGACGCGCCGGGGGCCATCCACCTGCACGCCGAGGCCAGCCGCGAATACGCCCGACACCTCTGCGCCGAATACAAAGACGAGCAGGGCCGCTGGCAGTGCCCGCCGCGCCGGGCCAACCACTGGTGGGACGCCACGGTGGGCTGCCTGGCCGGGGCCAAGATCATCCATTATTTGTTCATGCAGGAACCCGGGGCCCAGACCGGCCGCGAGGCCAGGCCCCAGCCAGCGCCGGGCCGCCTGGCCGGCCGGCCGGGCTGGTTTGGGAGGTGAGCATGGGATCGATCGCCCATCTGCGCGGCACCGAGCGGCTCATCGACCGCCGGGGCGTGGAGCGCATCCTGGCCGTGGGCAAGACCAAGGTCTACGAACTGATGCACTCGGGCGCGCTGGGCCCGCTGACCAGGATCGGCGCGACCCTGCGCGTGAGCGAGCGCGCCGTGCTGGCCTATCGGGATAGTTGCACTTTTGATCCGTTGGAGTGAAGAAGTTTGGTTGCCTTTGCTAGCACCATTCAAGGCCCGTTCCGCCTTGTGAAGATTTTGTGTTACAAGATCTATAAATTGTGGATTGGCACTAGGACCGACGGCAGAAAGCGCATCTTTATAAGCTTTAATTGCATCGGTTAGATGCGAAACATCGTGATCAATAGTCCACAGAACTAAACTTGCAGTCCCAGCCATATTTTTAATATTAGCGTATTGCTTTGGGTATTTATCACTGGTTTTGACTGTTAGCGCCTTTTCAAATGCTGCCAGTGACTGTTTAAGCCACCCACTATCAGCCAAATTGTTACCCATAGAAAACATAATGTTGCCTACTATTTCATTGAATGCAGACCAGGCTTGCTTAGAGTCACGGCGTTCTATTCTTGTGAGCGTGGCGATTGTTACAGGTAATTGCTGGTCGAATCTATTAGAGCTAACAATTAGCTTGATCAATTCATCCAACGTGGTTGCGAGATTGATAATATCAATATCAGCATGTGGTTGTTTTTCTTGGTCGCCCCACAAACCAGCGGCTGACATAAAGGCTACCGCCGCCGCCTCTAAATGTTGTGGATCTGATTTCTGTATTCCAAGCGTCATCAAAGCTCTGCCCAGGTTGTTTTGGCTGGTGGCCCACTTCATGGGCGAGGCCTGCCTGGTTATCACCTCCAGTGCGCTACGAAAGGCCTCCACGGCCTGGCGAAGTCGGGCCGGGTCGGACTCACGACCGCCCAGTTCATTCAAAGCTAGACCCCGGTTGTTTTGGATGGCGGCCCACTCCATGGGCGAGGCCTGCCTGGTTATAACCTCAAGTGCGCGACGAAAAGCCTCCACCGCTTGGCCCAAAAGGGCCGGGTCGGACTCACGGCTGCCAAGCTCCAGCATGGCGTTGCCCATATTGTATTGAATTCTGGCCCAGGTCATGGGCGCGGCCTGGCGGGTGTAGACATCCAGTGTGCCACGAAAGGCATCCACGGCCTGGCTCAATAATGCCGGGTCGGACTCACGGCTGCCAAGCTCCTGCAAGGCGCTGCCAAGGTTGTTCTGGACCTCAGCCCAAGGCATTGGCGCGGCCTGGCGGGTGTAGACCTCCAGGGCGCTACGATAGGCATCCACGGCCTGACCCAATAAGGCCGGATCGGACTCATGGGCGCCAAGCGTCAGCAAGGCGTTGCCCAGGTTGTTTTGTGTCCCGGCCCAGGCCATGGGCGAGGACTGGCGAGTAAACACATCCAGGGCTTTGTGACATGCCTCCACGGCCTGACGCAAAAGAGCCGGATCGGACTCACGACTGCCAAGCGTCTGTAAAACGTAGCCCAGGTTGCTTTGCATAAAGGCCCACCCCATGGGCGAGACCTGGCGAGTGCATACTTCCAAGGCTTTGTGACAGGCTTCCATGGCCTGACGCAAAAGGGCCGCGTCGGGCTCACGACTGCCAAGTTCACGTAAGGCGCCACCCAGGTTATTTTGGATAAGGGCACAACCCATGGACATGCCCTGGCGGGTGAACACCTCCAGGGCGCTACTATAGGCCTCCACGGCCTGGCGCAAAAGGGCCGGGTCGGACTCACGGCTGCCAAGCTCCAGCAAGGCGTTGCCCAGGCTGTTTTGGGCGGCGGCCCAACGTTCAGGCTGCTGGCCACGGCTGGTTTTTACTAGTATCGTTCTATTAATAGTTATGCTTTTTTGCAGGCTGGAATAATCGCCCACAATCCGGCCGTGATCCATATATTCCTCGGCTGCCAAAAGCAGATAATCGTCGGCGGCCTCGCCAAGGTAATCGCTGATCATGGCGGCGGCTTCCTCAAACCGCTTGGCGGCCCTTAAGTGCCCGCCATTGGCAGCAAGCAAACGCGCCTGTAGGGCCGTAACTTCGGCGGCCTTGATGGTCTTCTCCCTCAGCCTATCTTTGAGCAACTTGGTGGCGTCAAGCTCCCGTTGGCGAGCCTGCTCCAGCTTATCATAGGCTTCATCAAACCGTGCTTGGTCGGCCAGGTTTTTGGCCTGATCAATCAAGCGCTTTGTCTCGGGATCATCGGCCTGAAACGCCGCCATCTCTTTCTGAAGCTTGCGGTAATCTTCGACGATCTTGTTAAAAGATTCGTCCCATTTTTCACGCGGGATATTGTCTCGCTGGATCTGCTTAAAAAAGCTGTTTACAACCTGTTCGCTAACCCCGATCTGTTTTGAAAGCTCCTGGATCGTCTTGGCGTCGTTTGGATCGCGGTTGTAGACAATCACCGGGCCGGTGGTTTGGGTTATGCCTTTGCCAGTGGCCTCTTGATGAATGGTCACCTGCGGCGTGGGTTGCGGAGATGGTTTATCGGAAGGCCAGTATAAAACAACAGGAATCACAATTGCTAAAGCGGCAAGAACCACCCCTAAGACGCGCGCGTGCTTATTCAAGAAGTGATAAGTCTTGTGGCCAAATCCGTTTTTGGGCTTTTGTTCATCCTGTGCCATGCGCGCCCCCCGAATATGAGCATGCGGATTTTTGCTGGCCTCCATGCTAATACTCTTTGCCCTTCAAGGGCAACCACCCCCCACCCCCACAACAAAAAAATGCACGTCAACCGAAAAAACTTTCCGTAGCGTCCGTAGCGTCCGTAGCGCCCGTGCCTTGAGCCGATCAGCCCGCTAACCTGCAGGCATGAGCATCTACACCCCAACAGAACTGGCCGCCGAGATCGCGGCCACCAAAGAGGCCATCGGCCGCGCCCTGCAGGCCGTGGACTACACCCACGGCGACCGGCGCGTCACCCGCGAGCGCCTGGCCGAACTGCGGGCCCACCTGGCCTGGCTGGAGCGGCAGCGCGCCGAACTGTGCGGCGCGGGGGGCCCAGTGATTTTGCCGGGGAGGCCCGCCCGATGAGCGCCAAACCCCGCCGGCCCGGCAACCTCCTTGACCGGGCCATCGCCCCCGTCGCCCCTGGCTGGGCCTTGAGCCGGCTCAAGGCCCGCTCCCGCCTGGTCGCGGCCCAAGGGATTTTCGGCGGCGGCTATGGCGCGGTGGAGCTGGCGGCGGCCAGCCGCAAGGGCCGCCTAGGCAACTGGCTGACGCGCAAGCTGGGCCGGCTGGCCCAGGGCCAGCAGCGCCGCGAGGCCAACCTGCGCGCCGAGGACCTGGTGACCAACGACCCCACCGCCGCCGGGGCCATCAGCACCATGACCGTGGGCACGGTGGGCTCGGGCCTGAAGCCCCAGAGCCGGCCCAAGGCCGAACTGCTGGGCGTGGGCCCCGAGGCCGCCGCGTTGGTGGGCCGCCAGGCCGAATTTTGGTGGAACGTCTGGCGGCGCGAGGCCGATTTGGCCGGTCGCCTGAGTTTTGACGACATCCAGTTTTTGAACCTCTATTGGATGCTGGCCAGGGGCGAATACCTCTGCACGGCCTGCATGAGCAACGGGCCCGGCCGCGCTTTTGGCCTGGCCCTGCAGGTGCTCGACCCCGACCGCCTGCAAACGCCGCCCGGCCTGACGGGCCGCGACGACATCATCGACGGCGTGGAGCTGGACGCGGTGGGCGGACCCATCGCCTACCACATCGCCGACGTCGGCCGGGGCTGGCCGAGCCTGACCGAGTGGCGGCGCATCCCCCTGAAGACGGCCCATCGCTGGAACTGCCTGCATGGATTCTTTTGCCGGCGGCCCGAGCAACTGCGCGGCGTGAGCCTGCTGGCCCCCATGGTCAAGCATCTGCGCCACCTGGACGACTACCTGGACTACGAGCTGATCGGGGCGATCATGGCCGCGGCGTTTTCGGTGTTCATCGAAGACGACCGCCAGGTGTTGGGCGGGGCGGTGGGCATCGCGCCCGGCGGCCAGCCCATGGCCGGGGTGGGCCGACAATCGGCCGATGATCGCCATCTGGAGGTGGAGCCGGGGTTGTTCTTCTACGGCGGGCCGGGCCAGAAGCCGCACATCCTGGAAAGCAAGCGGCCCAGCAGCGCGGCCGAGACGTTTTTCAAGGTGATCCTGCGCACCATCGCCAACGCCACGGGCATTCCCTACGTGGCCCTGCTCAAGGACTACGAGGCCACCAGCTTCAGCTCGGCCCGGGCGGCGCTCAACGAGGCCTACCGCGTTTATCAGATGTATCGCCACTGGCTGGTGGACCACTTCTGCCAGCATCTCTGGGAGATGTTTTTCGAGGAAGCCGTGCTGCGGGGCTATATCGCCATCCCCGGCGGGCTAGAGGCTTTTTACGCCGCCGCGCCGGCCTGGACGGCCTGCGACTGGATCGGCCCGCCGCGCCTGCAGGTAGACCCCAAAAAAGAGATGGAGGCCCACCAGATCGCCCTGGGCCAGAAGATCACCACCAGGGCGCGGGTGATAGCCGAGACCACCGGGGCCGACTGGGAGGACGAGGCCGCCCAGATGGCCCGCGAGGACGACTATTTGCGCTCGCTGGGCCTGGTGGCCGCCGCCAGCGCCGCCCCGCCCCAAGACCAGCCCGACGACGACGAGGAGCCCAAGAATGCCTGAACCACTGCCCACCCGCGCCTGGGCCATCATCCCCGAGCACCTGGCCGCCCTGCGGGCGCGGGCCCAGACCCGAACCGACGCGCCGGGCCACACCCTGGACGGCGGCCTGGCCCTGGTGCGGGTGGCCGGCCCGCTCTGCAAGGGGGCGGCCTGTTGGGGCGCAAGCTATGACGACGTGCGCCGCGCGGTGGCCACGGCCGTGGGCGACCCCAAGGCCCGGGCCATCGTGCTGATCATCGACAGCCCCGGCGGCACGGTGGCCGGGGTCATGGAGACGGCCCATTTTCTGCGGCGTGTGGCGGCCCAAAAGCCGCTCTACGCCTATGTGGACGGCCTGTGCGCCAGCGGGGCCTATTGGCTGGCCAGCACGGCCAGGGTCATCGCCGCGCCGGCCACGGCCGAGATCGGCTCCATCGGCGTGCTGCTGCTGCATGCCGACTGGTCGCGCTGGAACGAGCAATTCGGCGTGGCCTACACCTACATGCACGCCGGCGAATACAAGGCCGCCGGCAACCCGGACGCGCCGCTGAGCGAGCGCGACCGCGCCTATCTGGAAGGCCAACTGGCCGAACTATACGAAATATTTTTGCGCGAGGCCGCCCAGGGCCGGGGCCTGGACCCCGAGGCGCTGCGCCAAACCCAGGCCAAGGTGTTGCTGGCGGCCCAGGCCAGGGAGCAGGGCCTCATCGACCAGGTGACGGCCGATCTGGATGAATTCTTAAGCCAAATCAAGGAGGGACTGAACATGACGCTGGAAGAACTGCGGGCCCAGCATCCGGAACTGGTGAAGGCCGTGGAGGCCTCGGCCCGCCAGGGGTTGTTGCCCCAAAGCGAGGCCCAGGCCCAGGCCGGGCAAGCGGCGGCCGAGGCGGCCCAGGCCGAGGCCAAGCGGCTGATCGGCCTGGCCGCGAGCCTGCTGGGGGCCGAGGCGGCCGACAAGCTGCAAACCGCCGCCGACAGCGGCGTGACCCCCGAACAGGCCGCCGCCGTGGCGGCGCTGCTGGGCGGCGGGGCCGGAAGCCAAAGCCAGGCCGACGCGCCCTTTGCCCAGCGCATCTTGGCCGGCCTGCAAGAGGCCGGGGCCGCGCCCCTGGCGGCGGGCAAGGGCGCGGGCGGCAAGGGCCTGGACGTGATGGCCGAGGCCCGCAAGATCGCCGCCGAGAAAACCTGCGGCATCGAGCAGGCCCTGCTGACCGTGGCCGAGGCCCACCCCCAGGCCTACCAGGCCTACATGCGTGGCGAAAGGAGCTAGGGCCATGATCGAGACCGGAAAGCTGACGTTCATCGCCGGGGCCGAACTGGAACGCCGACGGCGGGTGAAGTTCAAGGCCGGCGCGATGACCACGCCGCCAGAGGTGGTGTACGCCGGGGCCGGCGAGATGCACATCGGCGTGACCGAAAACTACGCGCCCTCGGGCCAGGCCGTGGCCGTGCGCCTGATCAACCACGCCGGCAGCCACCAGATCGAGGCGGCCGGGGCGATCAACCAGGGCGCGGTGGTTTACGGCGCGGCCGACGGCAAGATCGGCCCCGAGGCCGTGGGCGGGGCCATCGGCCTGGCCAAGGGGGCGGCTGGCGCGGCCGGGGTGATCGTGGAGATCGTGCCCTGGCTGGTGTTGAGCACGGCCGCGGCCACGGTGAGCATCGCCGACACGGCCGGGCATTTTGCCGGCGCGACGGTGGAGGCGGCCCTGGCCCAGATCGGCGCGCACCTGCGTAGCGCCCAGACCAGCCTGGCCGCGCCCCTGGGCGCGTTCACCAGGGCCGACGGCACGCCGCTGGCCAAGTTCGCCGACGGCGCGAGCACAATACCTGGCTTCAGCCAGGCGGCCGGCGGATCGCTTTACATCCGCTGGAACAACCACGCCAGCCCGGCGGCGGTGGGCTTCTGCCTGGCCCTGCCCCCGGCCCTGGACGAGGCCGCCGACCTGGAGCTGCATTTTATGGCCGCCTTGACCGGCGACGCCGACACGCCGGCCATGGAGTGCAAGGCCTACATCGACGGCGGGGCCGACGTGGCCGGGGCCGACCCGGAGATCGACAGCCAGACGATGGCCGAATACGTCATGACCATCGCCGCCGCCGACGTGCCCGCCGGGGCCAGGATGCTGACGGTGGTCATGGGCCCGGCCGCCGGCCAACTCGACACCGACGACCTGCTGCTGGGCCCGGCCTGGCTGGAGATCAAGCCCATTCTTCTGGACGCTTAAAGGAGGCGCGCCATGCTGCTGAATGAACGAACCACGGCCCTGCCCCGGCCCGATCTGGGCGCGGTGGCCATGGCCTACGACCTGGCCGCCAGCCAGCGCGGTTTCGTGGGCCGCCGGATGTTTCCCGTGTTCCCCTCGGCGCTGCAGGCCGGCACGTTTCCCGTGATCCCGGCCCAGGCCTTCCTGCGCCTGATCGAGACCCGCCGGGCCATGGGCGCGGGCTACAGCCGCTCGGACTTCCAGTTCGAGGACGACGACTTCGCCACCCGCGAATATGGCACCGAGGTGGCCCTGGACGATCGCCGCCTGCAACTCTACGGGGCCCAGTTCACGGCGCAGTTGCGGGCCGAGCAGGTCTCGGTGCGCCGGGGCATCGACATCTTGCTGCGCGACCAGGAGAAGCGCTACGCCGCCCTGGCCACCGACACGGCCAAACTGCCCCACCAGGCCGTGGCCCACGCCTGGAGCGACCCGGACACGGCCACGCCCCACGACGACGTGGAGGCGGTCTGCGCGGTGATCGAGCGCTACACGGGGCTTACGCCCAACGCCGTGACGCTGACCAAGGCGGCCTTCCGGGGCGTGTTCAAAACCAAGGCCTTCCGCGACAGCGACAAGTACACCCGCAACATCGACACCTTGCCCTTCGAGGCCAAGCGGCGGGTGTTGGCCGAATACTTCGACGTGGAGGAGGTGCTGGTGGCCGGCGGCATCGTCAACCTGGCCCAGGAAGGGCAGGACGAGCTGCTGCCCGGCTCCATCTGGCCCGACGACAAGGTGGTGGTGGCGCGCATCGCCAGCGATCCGCTGAACCTGGAAGAGCCCTGCCTGGGCCGCACCTTCCGCTGGACCATGGAAAACCCCGACGACCAGCCCGTGGTGGAGGAATACCGCGAGGAGCAGATCCGGGGCACGGTCTACCGCGTTCGCCACGACGTGGACGAAAAGTACATGTTCCCGGCCTGCGCCATGGTCCTCACCGGGGTGAGCGCGTGAGAAAGCCGACGCTGGAACTGAGCTTCAAGCTGGACGAGCGCCTGGCCCAGGCCGCCCAAAAGCAGTTGGCGGCCATCCCCGGCGCCATGGCCAAGGCCGCCGAACGGGCCATCAACCGCACCCTGACCCGAGCCAAGACGCGCTGGGTCAAGGCCGTGACCGCCGAATATCGCATCAAGCAAAAGACGGTGGTCGACTCGCTGCGCCTGGACAACGCCTCGGCCAAGAAGCAAAAGCTGCACGGCAAGGTGGAGGTGACCTGGGATCGCAAGCGCCGCCGCACGCCGCCCCGGCTGGAATTGGTGGAGTTTGTCCTGGGGGCCAAGCCGTGGAGCAGCTATGCCCGCGTGCCCAAGATCGGGGCCATGGTCCAGGTAAAACGCCGGGGCTTCCGGGGCCGCATCCCCCACGTGTTCGTGGAGCGCGGCCGCCAAACCGGCAAGCTGCACGCCATGTGGCGGGGCCGTAGCGGCGGCCGCCTGGAGCCCAGGGACGCGCGCATCCTCTATGGGCCGAGCGTGTTTGACATGGCCAGGCGAACCCGGCCGGGGATAGAGGGCGAGTTGGCCCGCTATCTCCAGCGGCGCTTTGGCCACGAGGTGCGTTTCATCATCGGCCAAAGCGGCCTGGGAGGGCGCTGATGACCTTTGACACGAGCCAGGACCTGCGGCTGTTTTTCACCGACTTCGGGGTGGACATCACCCTGTGGCCGGGCGAGGCGCGCCAACGGACCATCCAGCGCGGCTGCCTGCCCCGGCGCGAGTTCTACCTGGCCGAGGCCGGCGGCGATTTCCACCAATCCCGGGCGGCGACGCTGGCCACCTTCGCCAGCAACCCCCAGGCCCAGTGCCTGACCAGCGACGTGGCAGAGCTGGCCCAGGGCGATCTTTTGCGCATCCACGCCACGCCCCGGCTGGCCGAGGCCGGCGGCCTGTTTCGGGTGGTGAGCAACCAACCCGACGGCCGCGGCTTAAGCCTGCTGGAGTTGCACCAGGAGCCGGAGCCATGAGCCATCCGCGCCAGGACATCCGCGCCCACGTGGCGGCCCGCCTGGCCGCATGGCCCACGGCGGCCGGCCAGCGGGTGTTCCCCAGCCGGGCCGTGGGCCTGGAGATGGCGGCCCAGCCGGCCATGGCCATCTATGACGACGAGGAGCGGGTGAGCGACCCCGGCTCGGACCGGCCGCGCCGCGAGCTGACCCTGAAGGTGGAGATCTACGCCAACGCCGCCGACCCCGTGACCCTGGACGCCGAGTTGGACGCCATGGCTTGGGCCGTGGAGGCGGCCATGGACCAAGACCCGCGCCTGGGCGGCCTGGCAATCGGCGTCGGCTACACGGGCATGATCAAGGCCCGCGACGCCCAGGGCCAGCTGCACGTGGGCTGCCTGACGATGAGCTTCGTGGTGGAGTATTCGGCCCGGCTGCCCGAACCAGAGGCGCCAGACTTTTTGCTCTACCACGGTGAATACCCCAACTACCCCGGCGCGGTGGACGAGGTCCACATGGAGCCGCCCGCATGAGGAGGGCCGCCATGGCCAGAAATGAGTTTTTGAAACCCGCGCGGCCGGGCCTGCTGATCCGCGATCCGCGCACCATGGAGCCCCTGCCCGAGGGCGGGGCCGAGGTGGCGATGACGCCGTATTGGCTGCGCCGGATCATCGACGGCGACGTGACCGTGGCCAAGCGCCCGGCGGCCAAAAAGGAGGCATGAGCCCATGTCCATCAGCTTCAACGAGATCGCCGTGGATCTGCGCACGCCCGGCCAATACATCGAATTTGACAACAGCCGGGCCCTGAACGGCCTGCGGGGCATCCACCAGCGCATGCTGATCATGGGCCAGCGCCTGAGCGCCGGCCAGACGCCGGCCCGCAAGCTGGTGATGGTGGCCAGCGCCGCCGACGCCGAGGCCCAGTTTGGCCGGGGATCGCAGATTGCCCTGATGGTCGCGGCGGCCAAGGCGGCCAACAGCTACACCGAAATGTGGGCCGTGGCCCTGGATGACGACGCGGCGGCCGTGGCCGCCAGCGGCAGCGTCACCCTGGGCGGCGCGGCCACGGCCTCGGGCACGCTCTATCTCTACATCGGCGGCCAGCGGATCAAGCTGCTGGTGAGCGCTGGCGCGGCCCCGGCCGAGGTGGCCACGGCCCTGGCGGCGGCGATCAACGCCGACACGGCGCTGCCGGCAGTCGCCACGGCCAACGCGGCCGTGGTCACCCTCACCGCCCGCAACAAGGGCCTCTGCGGCAACGACATCGATCTGCGCCTGAACTATTATCGGGGCGAAAACCTGCCCGCCGGCCTGACCGCGACCATCGCGCCCATGAGCGGCGGCACGGCCAACCCCGACGTGGACGAGGCCATCGCCGCCCTGGCCGAGGAGCAGTTTCATTATTGGGTCTGCCCCTGGACCGACGACGCCAACCTGAACGCCCTGGACGACGAACTGGAAAGTCGCTGGGGGCCCATGCGCCAGATCGAGGGCGTGGGCTTCGTGGCCGTGGGCGGGACGCTGGCGGAGACCAGCGCCTTTGGCAACAGCCGCAACGAAAAGCTTTTGGTCTGCGCCGGCGCGGGCGACGCGCCGATCGCGCCCTGCTGCTGGGCTGCCTGCTTCTGCGCCACGGCGGCCTACAACCTTAACATCGACCCGGCCAGACCCCTGCAGACCCTGGAACTGCAGGGCATGCTGGCCCCCACCTACGACAAGCGCTGGACCCGCGAGGAGCGCAACGTCTTGCTGCACGACGGCGTGAGCACCCACTGGGTGGACACCGACGGCACGGTGCGCATCGAGCGGGCCATCACCACCTACCAGACCAACCCCTACGGCGTGGCCGACCCTAGCTATCTGGACCTGAACACCATCGCCACCCTGGCCTACATCCGGGCCCAGGTGCGCGCGCGCATCGCCAGCCGCTATGGCCGCCACAAGCTGGCCGCCGACGGCTCGGCCATCAAGAGCGGCCAGGCCATCGCCACGCCGGGCACCGTGCGCGCCGAGCTGGTGGGGCTGGCCAAGGAACTGGCCGACGCCGGGATCATCGAGGACGTGGAGCAGTTCAAGGCCGACCTGGTGGTGGAGATCAACCAGGGCGACCCCAACCGCCTGGACGTGCTGATGAGCCCCAACCTGATCAACCAACTGCGGGTGTTCGCCGCCCAGGTCCAATTCATTTTGTAGGAGGCGGCAATGGCTGCGACCAACCAGATCACCGGCAAGTTTTTCGTGCGCGTCAACGGCAACCTGTTGCCCCTAAGCGGCGACGCCAGCGTGGACCCCGGCGGGGCCAAGCGCGAGGCGGTGGTGCTAAACGACGGCGCGGTGAAATATCGCGAGAGCCTGGAGTCGGCCAAGGTGGAGTGCACCGTCATCGACGACGGCTCCATCGGGGCCAAGGACATCCAGGCCATCACCGGGGCGACGATCATTGTCGAAAGCGACGCGGGGCGGCGCTGGACCATCAACAACGCCTTTTGCACCGACATCCCCAAGATCAACTCCAAGGGCGAGATCGAGGCCAAGTTCGAGGGCGACGAGGCCGAGGAGGTCAAAAGCTGATGGCCGAAAAAATTCGGATCGAACTGAGCGCGTCCATCAACACCGGCGGGGGCCAGCAGATCAACACCTTGGAGCTGCGCGAACCCAAGCTGCGCGACTACCAGGCCTTCAAGCACCTGCGGCCCGGCCAAAGCGGCGCGGAGATGAGCGTGGGCGACATCATGGCCACGGCCATGACCGCCGCCGCGCTGTTGGGCGGGCTGACGCCGGGCGAGGCCGGCGACATCGCCGTGGCCGATGGCATGGCCATCTTCGAGGCGGTGAGCCTTTTTTTCGAGCCGCCCCGGCGGACTGGGCCGACGGCGTAGCGGCGTTGGCCTGGGTCTTTGGCTGGCCGCCCGGCGAACTGATGGCGCTGACGGCCGATGAACTGACGTTTTGGTTGGAGCGGGGCCGCTGGGCCTTGGCCACACTGGGCCCCGCGCGAGGGTGAGACGATGGACATTCCGGGCGCGCGGATGATTTTCGCGGCGGTGGACCGGGTCAGCGGGCCGCTCAAGGCCATGGCCCAACGGCTGACTTGGTTCAACGACCAGACCATGGCCTCGCTCAAGCGCGTTTCGGCGTCGGCCATGCGCATCGGCGCGGCTGCCGGCGCGGCGGCCATGGCCGTGGCCATGCCGGCCATCGATCAGCGCCGCCAGACCGAGGACGCCTTGGGCGGCCTGGCCTCCATGGGCGTGAAAGACCTGGACAGCCTGGAAAAGGCGGCGCGGCGCTTTTCCAATTCGTGGAGCAAGGTCACGCGGGTGGAGTTCCTGGAGGCGGCCTACGACATCAAAAGCGGCATCAGCAGCCTGAGCGACGAGGCCGTGGCCGACATGACCCGCCTGGCCGCGCTGACCGGCGTGGCCACCAAGGCCAGCAGCAAGCAAATGACCGAGCTGTTCGCCCAGGGCTACAACATCTACGGCAAGCTCTTTGGCAGCGCCGAGGGCTTTGGCCAGGCCTTCAGCGCGGGGCTCGCGGAGGCGGTGGCCCGCTTCCGCACCGATGGCGGGCAGATGGCCGGGGCCATCGCCAACGTGCAGGGCATCCCCACGGGCATGGGGGTGGGCATGGCCGAGCAGCTGGCCGTGCTGGGCATGCTGCGCAACACCTACAAAAGCGGCGAGGAGGCCGGCACCAGCTACAAGGGCGTGATGCTAAAGCTTATCGAGGCCGGCGACAAGCTGGGCACGAGCTTCACCGACCAGAACGGCAAGGCCCTGAGCATGGTCCAGATCATCGGCAAGCTGGAGCACGCCCAAAAAAAGGCCATGGAGCAGGGGCGCGGGGCCCAGTTCCAGCAGGCCATGAAAAAGGCCTTCGGCGAGGACGGCATGAAGATGATCAGCGCCCTGATGGGCAAAAGCGACGAGCTGAAGGCCCACATCGAGGGCGTGACCGCCGCCGTGCAAAAGGGCGAGAAGCACACCCAGGCAATGGCCCGGGCCATGGATTCCGGCCTGGGCGCGGCCATGGGCCGGGTGGGCAACCTGATCAGCAACGTGGCCGACATCATCGGCAAGGCGATGAGCCCGGCCATCCAGGCCGTGGCCGAGCGCCTGGCCCCGCTGGTGGAGCGCTTCCAGCAGTGGGCCGAGGCACATCCGGGCCTAATCCGCCTGATCGGCGTGATCGCTGGAGTCTTGGGCGTCATGGCCGCCGCCCTGGGCGTGGCCACCATGGCCATGTGGGCCTTCAACGCCGCCGCCGCTCTGAATCCATTGGTGTGGGTGGCCGCCGCCGTGGCCGGCGCGGTGGCCGCGGTCGTGGCCATTTATGTCTATTGGGAACAGATATGGGAGGCCTTCACCGACGTCATCCGCAATGTTACGGTGGGGATCCTGGAACTGCTGGGCAAAATGTTCGGCTGGCTGGGCGGCGTCTGGGATGGCGTGGCCGAATCTTGGGCCGACAACCCCGTGGTCCAGGTGGCGGGCTACATCATCGACTCGGTGCTGGGCACACTGAAGGCCGGCTGGGAGCGGGTGACGGCCTGGTTTGGCGGGGCCTGGGAAGGGCTCAAGGCCGTGATCCCCGACGTGGTGCTGGAGTACATGGGCGTGGGGCCCAGCGCCCAAACCCAGGACGCTGGCCAAGCAAGCCAGGCCGCGCCGGGCCCGCTCGCCCAGACCCAGGACGCCGGCCAAGCAAGCCAGACCGCGCCGGGCCCGCTCGCCCAGACCCAGGACGCCGGCCCAGCAAGCCAGGCAGCGCCGGGGCCGGTCGCCCAGCCGGGCCAGCCGGGCCAGCCGGACGCGCGAGACATGAGCCCATCGGCGGCCGGGGCCGGCCAAGCCGCGCCGACCAAGCTGCCCATCCCGCCCGCGCAACTGGTGCGCCAGGCCAACGACGTGCGCGTGCGCATCGAAAACCATACCCGCATCGAGCTGGAGCTGAAAAACGCGCCGGGCCTTGGCGTGCGCCGGGTGGAAAAGCGCGGCGACGACGCCGACATCATCGTGGCCGGGGCCAACTTCGCGCCGGGGTTCTGAGATGAGCACGCTACGCAACCAACTGCAACGGGCCAGCTTCCGGGGCGTGGCCTTCCAGGTGGAGGGCGCGGAAGACGCCTACGGCCGCCGCACGGTCACCCACACCTTCCCCGGCTACGACGAGCCCTACACCGAGGAGTTGGGCAAGGCCCCCGGCCTGTGGTCGTTCGAGGCCTTCGTGGCCGGCGAGGACTACATCGGCCAGGCCAAGGCCCTGATCGACGCCTGCAACCAGCCGGGCAGCGGCTATCTGACCCACCCCTGGCTGGGCGGCAAGCAGGTGGTCTGCCTGGAATGCCGCCCGAGTTGGAGCGTCCAGGGGCTGGGCCAATGCCGCTTGCGGCTGACCTTCCAGGAAGAGGGCCAGCCGCGCTACCCCAACGAATCCAACGACTACGCCGCCCTGGCCAAGAGCGCCGCCGCCGCCTCGCTGGAAAGCTTCACCCTGCGATTTTTGGAACTCTACCGCCTGGAAGGGCCCTCGTGGCTTTCGACCGAGATGAGCGCCATCTTTGGCCGGGCCATGGAGATGATCGCCCAGGTGGCCAGGGTGGCGGGCATTGGCAGCCAGACCCTGGACCAGGTGTTGGGCGAGATCGACGACGTGTTGGACATCGCCGAGGAGATCGTGAACACGCCCGAGGAACTGGCCGAGGCGGTGGGCCAGGTGCTGGACGGCGTGGGCCAGGTGGGCGGCGAGCCGGCCAGCGTCTTGAACGCCCTGGCCAGCCTGGCCAGCCTGGATCTGGCGGCGCCCGAGCCCTTGAGCGCGGCCAGCGCCACCCTGGCCACGGCCGCCGAAAGTTTTCAGGCGCTGGTGGGCCGCCTGGCCGTGGCCCACGGCATAAGCGCGGCGATGGAGGCCGACCATGGCAGCCGGCAAGAGGCCCTGGCCGCCCGCGACCAGCTGGTGGCGGCCATCGACGCGCTGAGCGAGTCGGCCAGCGTGGCTGGCGATGACGCGGGCTTCGAGGCCCTGCGCCAGTTGCGGGCCGCCGCCGTGCGCGCCCTGAACCAAAAGGCCGGCGGCCTGCCCGGCGTGATCCAACGGCCCGCGCCCAGCGTGGTCACGCCCACCCTGGTGCTGGCCTACCAACTCTATGGCGACCTGGACCGCGAGGCCGAGATTTTGGCCCGCAACCCCGCCGTGATCCACCCCGGTTTTTTGCCCGGCGGCCAAAACCTGGAGGTGCTGGATGCCTGAGGTGGTGCTGACCGTGGGCGGCAAGCGTCACGCCGGCTGGAAGAGCATCGGCGTGCAAAGCGGGCTGCGCCAGTTGGCCGCCACATTCACGTTGGACTTCACCGACCGTTGGCCCGGCCAGCAGGAAAAATACGTCATCGCCGAGGGCAGCCGCTGCACGGTGAGCCTGGACGGCCAGGTGGTCATCGACGGCTGGGTGGACAGGCTGAGCCCCAGCTACGACACGGGCAGCCATGCGCTGAGCCTCAACGGCCGCGACCTCTGCGGCGACCTGGCCGACTGCTGCCACACCGGCGCACGGGTGGATTTTGCCGGAGAAACGCTGCCGGCCATCGCCCAGGCCCTTTGCCAGCCCTTTGGCGTCACGGCGGTGGCCGAGGCCGACTGCGGCGCGCCTCTGGCCAAGGCCCGCTATGGCCAGGGCGAGACGGTGCACGAGTTCCTGCTCAAGCTCTGCCGGTTGCGCGGCGTGCTGCCGGTGAGCCACGGTGACGGCCGGCTGATTTTGACCACCGCCGGCCAGACCAGCAGCGGGGCCAGGCTGATCCAGGGCCGGAACATCGTCGCGGCCCGGGCCGAATTCAACAGCGCCGACCGCCACAACGAATACGTGGTCAAGGGCCAGGGCCAGGCCCCGGCCGAACTTGACTATCCGCCCGCGCCCGACGAGGACGCCGAGGAGCGCGACCGCCAGCGCTCCGAGTTCATCTGCCCCAGCGGCCGGGCCGTGGACAACGCCGTGCGGCGACACCGGCCGCTGGTGCTGCTGGCCGAGGGCGGCGGCGACCCGGCCAGCATGCAGGCCAGGGCCCGCTGGGAGGCGGTGAACCGGGCCGGCCACAGCCGGGCGGTGAGCTACACGGTGCAGGGCTGGCGGGCCCCCGGCGGCGGCCTGTGGCGCTGCAACCAGTTGGTGAGCGTCGAGGACGGCCTGCTGGGCATTTGGGGCCAGCAACTCATCGAAAGCCTCAGCTTCCGGCTGGACGACAGCTGCGGCGCCATCACCGAATTGGGCCTGGTGCACCCCGACGCCTACGCCGCCAACCCGGCCGAGGACCAGGCCAGCGACATCAAATCATTGTTTGACGAGGACTGAAACCATGACCAGCGGCGCACTGCAACGCATCCTGCGGCCCTTGAAGCAGCGCATCTATTTGATGATCGCCCGCGGCGTGTTGCGGGCCGTGTTCGAGGAAAAGGGCCAGCCCCAGTTGACCGTGCGCCTGCTCGACGGCGAGGACGCCCAGGGCCTGGAGCTGCTGCAGCCCTATGGCCTGGCCAGCAACCCGCCGTTGGGGGCCGACTGCCTGGTGCTCTGCCCTGGCGGCGATCGGGGCCTGGGCATTGTGCTGGCCATTGAGGACCGGCGCAAGCGGCCCAAGGGCCTGGCCGAGGGCGAGGTGGCCTTTTATGGCCCCGGCGACGTGCTGGCCCAGGCCGAGGAGCCGCCCGAACTGCCCGAACTGCTGCCCGAGGGCTGGCCGCCCGAGCCCGAGGAGCCCTGGGACCCCGAAGACCCCGAGAGCCCACCGCCGCCGGCCCGCCAGCGGCTGAGCTTCAAGGCCGGCCGAGAGATCGAGATCGTCTGCGACAAGCTGACCGTGCGCGCCCGCGAGGGCATCGAGTTGTGCACCCTGGGGGCGGCCCAGTTCTTATGCAACGGCGAGTTGGCCCTGGGCGACTATCTGGAGCCGCTGCGCGTGGGCGGCGATTCTGGCCACCCGCGCCTGGCCAAGGTGGGCGATTGCGTGCGCGTGGCCTCGGGTTCCAGCCAGGGCCTGTGGCCCATCGTGGAGGGCTGCAATGACTGACATCGCCCACGCCTTTGACAACGAACTGATGACCGGCGACCTGGCCCTGAGCGACGGCCTGCTGGCCAGCGACGCGGGCCTGCAAACAGCGGTGTTGCACAGCCTGTTCACCGACGCACGGGCCCTGGAAGGCGATCCGCTGCGGGACGGCGAGAGCCGCCGGGGCTGGTGGGGCGACCTGGCCGCGCCCCTGGAGGGCGACCGCTACGGCAGCCGGCTGTGGCTGCTGCGCCGCGAGCTGCAAACCAGCGAGACCCTCAACCGGGCCAAGGAATACGCCGAGGAAGCCCTGGCCTGGCTGATTGCCGACGGCTACGCCGAGGCCGTGACCGTGGAGGCGAGCTACCCCCGGCGGGGCGTGCTGGCCCTGGCCGTGAGCATCGGCCTGGCCGGCGGCGTGGCCCAGCTTTTTAACTTCAACTACAGCCTGGAGGGCTGACCATGCCCTTTGAACGCCCCACGTTGGCCGAGATCAAGGCCCGGGTCAGCGCCGACATCGTCTCGCACCTGCAGGACAGCGACCCCGAACTGCGCCGGGGCAACCTGGAGGTGCTGGCCCGCATGGAGGCCGGGGCGGTGCATGGCCTCCATGGCCTGGCCCAGCGTCTGAGCCTGCAGATTTTGCCCGACAGCGCCGAGGCCGACTATCTGGAGCGCCACGGCGGCATCTGGGGCGTGAGCCGCAAGGCGGCCACGGCGGCGGCCGGCCTGGTGAATTTCAGCGGGACCAACGGCGCGGTGATCCCGGCCGGGGCCGAACTGAAGCGCGCCGACGGCCAACGTTACGTGGTGCTGGAGGCGGCCACCGTGGGCGGCGGCGCGGCCACCGTGCGGGCCAGGGCCCTGGTTTGCGGCGCCGAGGGCAACGCCACGGCAAACACCGGCCTGACCATGACCACCTACGTGACGGGCGTCAACCCCAGGGGCAAGGCGGCCGCCGGCGGCATCGGCGGCGGGGCCGACGCCGAAAGCGACGCCGAACTGCGGGCGCGCATCGTGGCCCGCATCCAGCAGCCGCCCATGGGCGGCGCGGCCCACGACTACGTGGCCTGGGCCAAACAGGTCAGCGGCGTGACCAGGGCCTGGGTCTGGCCTGGTCGCCTGGGGCCGGGCACGGTGGGCGTCACGTTTTTGCTGGACGGCCGCGCCGACCCGCTGCCCAACGCCGAGGACCTGGCCCTGGTGCGCGCCCACATCGAAACCAAGCGGCCGGTCTGCGCCCAGGTGACGGTTTTTGGCTGCGTGGCCCGGCCGGTGAACCTGGCCCTGCGGGTCTACCCCGACACCTCGGCCGTGCGCCAGGCCGTGGCCGAGGCCCTGGCCGATCTGTTCCGCTTCGAGTCAACGCCCGAGGGCGTGCTGCTCATCAGCCACATCCGCCAGGCCATCAGCCTGGCCGTTGGCGAGCGTGACCACGAGGTGATCTCGCCCACCGCCAACGTCGCGGCCGGGCCAGGGGAGTTGCTGACCCTGGGCCAGATTGCCTGGAGTTGACGCCGTGAGCCGCACCGCCGCCGCCTACGCCGAGATGCTCATGGCCCTGCTGCCCAGCGGCGACATCTGGCCCAGGGAGCCAGACAGCGTGTTGGGCCGCTTGTTGGCCGCCCTAGCCGGCGAGATGGCCCGCGCGGACGCCCGGCTGGAGGATCTGCTTGACGAGGCCGACCCGCGCACCACCTGGGAGATGCTCTCCGAGTGGGAGGCGCTGTGCGGCCTGCCGGGTGAGTGTTTTGGCTCGGCCGAGACCATCGCCCAGCGGCGGGCGGCGGTGATCAGCCACCTGACCCTGCTGGGCGACCAGAGCCCGGCATTTCTGCGGGAACTGGCCGCGGCCAATGGCTACGACGTGGAGATCATCGACGGCTATCGCCCCTTCGTGGCCGGCAGCCTGGCCGGCGAGGAGTTGCGCGGCGACGAGTGGGCCTTTGTTTTCACCGTCGTGGCCGACGCCCGGACCGTGCACTGGTTCACGGCCGGCTGCGCGGCCGGAGAACCCCTGGCCTGGTGGGGCAACGATCCGCTGGAGTGCATCATCAATCGTTTCAAGCCGGCCCACACGGTGGCCCTATTCGCCTACACGTCGCCCCTGCTGGCGGCCGAGGACGACGCGGTGCTCACCGATGAGGCCGAATATGGATTGGAGACCGATGGCTGAGATACTGCGCCGAAAGATCAGCGAGCTGCCGTCGATCGGCTATTCCGCCGACGACATGCAGGTTCCCGTCATTCACAACGGCCAAACCTATCGCATCCGGAGCGTGCTGCTGGCCGCTCCGCCCTCGCCAGGGGCGATCTCCGGCTTGCAATTGCGGCGGTATTCGGACACGCAAGTGTTGGTGCGGCGCGGCGCGCTGGAGATCGGCGGCCAGCGCTACACACTGCCCAACGACGCATACGTGGACGCGCCGACCGGGGCCGGCTTTGGCTGGCGCTACCTGGCCGTGCG